TTCCTGGGCGCTCTCCTTGAGCTCCCGGAAGGGAGCAACGATGGATTCTTTGATGCTGGATCCCGCAGTCTTCAGAGCCTCCCACAGACCATCCCAGGCCTCCTTGAGGCGCCTGAGACTGGGCGTGATCTCGTCGTGGAAACCCTCGGAGAAGTTGTTCCAGATACGCTTCAGCCCATTGCCGGTCCAGATGATGGCCTTGATGACGTTCTCGGCGACATTCAGGTTGTCATACCAGCTCTGAATGGCCTCGACGTTCTCCAAGAGACTCCAAGACCAACCCGCGGTATGCCCGCGCAGGTCAGAAATAAGAGCTCCCAGTCCCTTGAGCGCTCCGCCAGCAATCCATCCGATCACCTTAGCGAAGTCAGTGAGGACTAGCACACCTATTTTGACGATTCGGAAGAAGGACTCGAAGTAGTTGCCAATCGACTCAACCGTAGCCTCACCGGGGACCAGCTTAGCCATGAAGTTGGCGAAGGCCTCGGACATTGCGTACAGACCCTCGGCGGACGGGCCGCTGAAGACCTGCGAGAACGCCTGACCGATGCGCTGCAATGGATCCCACATGGCGTGGAATAGGGAAGCGAGGCCCTCGAGGACCTTCTCTCTACCGCCGAGATCCGCCCAACCCTGGAGGAGGGCGTTCCGGGCGTTACCCATCTGCGTGATGACACCACTCGGACCCGTGAGGAAGGCCCCGACCTTGGTCCACAGTTCCTTGGCCTGCTCGAAGTCGCCAAAGATGATTCGGAACGACTGAGACCAGGATGAACCGAGCTCCTCACCGATGACGCCCATCAACTGAGAGAACGTCTTGATGTCCTGAGCCGCGGACATACCAGTCTTGGCCAGCTCCTGGATCTGAGCGACCTGCTCCTCGGTGTAACCCATGGAGAGAAGCTGCTCGTCGGTGTACTCACCGGCCATCTGCTTCAGCGTCTCCATCATGATCTCCTGGGTTAGCCATCCCTCTTGAAGGGAGAGCCTGAACGACCCGTTCTTGGCGATCATTTCGTCGACGCTCTTGCCGTGGACCTTGGCTGTCTGAATCAGCTGGTCCTGGAACTGCTTGGTTGCGATGCCGGAGGTCTCCAGGGACATCCAGTCCTGAAGTTTCACCGTTCCTGCGGCCATAGCCTGCGAAAGCTGGTACATAGCCCTAGAAGTGGACTCAGAGTTGGCACCAGCGACGGCCGCCCAGTTTGCCAGACCCTTAATCGACGCGACAGAGTCGTCCAGTCCAATGCCGGCAGCGGTGAACTTACCGATGTTGGACGTCATCTCGCCGAAGTTATAGATGGTCTGGTCCGCATAAGTGTTCAACTGGTCCAGAGCCGCGTTAACAGTCTGGATCGTCTCGCCCTTCTGGGCAGTGTTGGCGAGAATGGTTTGAACAGAGTTGAGCTGGAGCTCGTACTCCTTCATGCCGTCGATAAGGGGCTGAACGGTGAAGCTCGAGAGCATCGAGGAGCCGATTTCGGCGATCTTCCCGCCGATGCTGGCGAGTGCGCCGAAGGCAATCGACTGGAGAGCCGAGAATTTGCTAGTAGTCTCGGCAATACCCGCCTGGGCCTCCGAGAAATTAAGGTTCTTGGCGGCCGCGGAGACCTGATTAATCCCCTCGACACCGCCTCGAAAGGCCAATCCCTCCTCGAGCTTCTTGACTCCGTTGAGAGAGTCCTGAACCCCGTTCATGAATTGGCCGTTGTTGAACTTAAGAGCGACTACCCGCTCCTCGATTGACGCCACTAGCCTCTCACCGCGCTTTCAAGCTGCTTGACGATGCTGTCGAATATAGGCCTGAGCGCCGGATTTATATAATCCACGCCCTGGACATAGCCACCGGTCCTGGTGCCATGCCCGTATTGCAATATGACTGCGATCGGGACACCCTGCTCCACGTGGGAGTTGTTCCAGACCAGCGAGACTCGGTTTCTGCTCCGCTTGATCTCATAAGACCAGCTTGATGCAGTATAACCGGACCTAACCGGAGTAGCAGCAGCTAGCGCAGCCACCCCGGCCTGTCCGCAGTCGTCGAGGAAATCGAAGAAGCGACCCTCTTTGAGTCTCTCGAGCCACTTCCCCGTGTCCATCCTCGAATCCATCTCCAGCGTGAACGCCGGACTCATGCGACCCTCTCACAGGCGGCCGCAATACCTGACACGATGGCGCCCATCGCTCCTCGAGACCATCCTGTCTTGAGTTGCTCGGCGTCAGCGGGAATATGCGCAACTGTCGGGAGACCTGAAGCCTTCAGGGCATCCCATGTGGTCTGTGGCGCATTGAACTCCATGGACAGAATATCGCAGACCTCCCCCGCGAGGAAGTTCGGATACCATTCCTTGGTTGTGTCCGAGGCGTACGCATACCCCCAGGTCTTGAATCCGCGTGCTCGCATTCCGTCGAACGCCCACTTGGAGTCTCCGTAGGACTTGAGTATGACCTTATGCTCCATGCCCTTGAACATGTCGCAAACGGTCTGCCACTCACCTAGTTTATGCTTCGGATCGAAGACGATGACGTGACTCTTGGAGTACGTGTCCATCAGCCAATCGATCGTCGCCGGCATGTACTGGGTCTTCGACGCCGCGGCCTTGATCTCCGCCCAGGTGTACTCGTCGGCATTCTTGGTCAGAGCCGGAACAAGACGCGACAGGCTCTTGTCGTGACACCCGAACCAGACGCCGTCCTTGCTGCGAGCGGCAGAGAACTCCAGCGCGTGAGCGTGGTAGTCGACCGCCTGGGTGTAACCAATCTCAGTGTGCTCGGGCCAGGACTGAGATCCTCCACGATGCCCCACAATGAAATGCGGAATCGTGAGGAGCTCCGAGATCGTCTTGGCGCCATCGGGAATTGCGCGCATCGTGAGTGTTGGGGTCTCTCGAGTCCCGTCCCACACATTGACGCCAATCCTGGAACCGTCAGCAAGAGTCGGATCGAGTGAGTCGTTCTGCTCCTGAAGCCGGACGTCAACGCCGAAGAGAGTTTTCACGCCGGTGTCACTTGGGGGAGCGTACGCCGACTGAGCGTATCCGACGACGATCGAAGACCAGGACATCTTTGGGTCCTTGCCCCAGGCGCCGTTAGTTAATGACTCGACGTTTGGCGGGAAAGTCGCCACCGGGTTGGTGTTCACGTCATGCTGCACGAACCCGGTAATCTGAGGAAATGGCCCGTTTTTCCAACCGTCAGCACTCTTGCCGGGTGTACCCGGGACCAGGCTCTTGACTTTGGCGCCGTCGAATACCATGAGTACTGCAACGTGCCGTCCGTTATGAGCCGGGTCCGGGGACTTCCACACGATGTTCTGCGTATCGGAAGGATCCGCAACCATTTTGACAGCCACGGTACAAGACCGGATGTCCTCGCCATGGGCGTACTTTCCGGTCCAACCCCCGGGCGTGCAGTCCCGCATATGGTTGAATTGACCGCCCACTACGAGCAGCGCCCAGTCCCCAACAGCTGACAGAACGCTGAGTTTCTCGTCCTGATTCTTGGAGACCGCGATACCCTTCATAGGAGACGCCACGATCAGACCTTTCGTACGATTACCGTATTCGGAGGAGTACCAGCGGGCACCTGCTCCTCACGACCGAGGATCATGACGTTCCCGTTACCGCCTCCTCCGCCGCCAGCTGGACGGTTGGTCTTGATGCTGACGTCAACTACGCTATCCTCAGCCAGAGTGACCGTCTTGGTGGCACTCCACCCCTGGTCGTTCAGGAAGAGACGAGCGTTGGTGCTTCGGAAGAACCACACCATACCGTCGATCTTACCGTTCTCTCCGGCAGTGTCGACATAGGTGGGTCCGTCATCAGGATCGACCGTCAGCGTGGCGAACGGAGGAATGTCTCCCTTGACGTGACAGTAAGGCACGGCGGTCTCACTTCTTCTCGTCGAGCTTCGTGTTGATCTCGTTGAGCGCCTTCAGGATCTGGTCCTCCTTGTAGGAGACATCCTTCAACCAGCCAACGATAGGCCCGTCGAAACGACGACCGGCGATGCCGGCACCAGTCTGGTCGGAGACCTCGACAAGGCGGTCCTTGATCTCGGAAAGCAGATCAGTTGCGTATGACACTTCGAGTTCCTCTCCGCCGTCGCTCGTGCCCTGAGACGGACGGCCTTTGTTGTACCAGTAGCGGCATGCATCGGAGAACGGCACGCCGTACGCTTCGTAGGACCCATACATGGTCCCAGAATTGTAGCGAGACCCCACTCGGCGGAGGTCCTCGTAGGAATCACCCTCGGCATCGATAAGACCCTTGAGGATGGAGCAGCCGACCTCGGCCGACTTCTGCGGATCCCACCAGGCTCGGTCGGGATCGTTGATGAAATACCCGTTGTAGGTGATCTGGAGCGGGCCGACGCCGTTCGAGGTGCCCCACTCAGATACGATGGGCCAAAAGTAGTTCTTGAAGTTGTGCTCCGTGACCTCGCCCCAGCCCGAGCAGGCGCCCCCGGCGTCATGGCCGTAGATGTTGGCACCCTCTTCGCCAGTCTCCACCTTGAGGCAGCCGAGAGCGGCCCACCAAGGGCACCCAGTAGCATCAGCGGCGCGAAGTACGGCCTGCTGAATGGAGGTCCCGGAGGATGACTCGGCGTGTGATGGAGCCGAGCCGCCGTGGTTGTCCCGTCGACGCAGACAGTGCGTCCAGGCCGCCTGCCGGGTGTACGGGTGCTCGTTGTACTCCTTGGAGCGGACCTCTTGCTCGGTCTGGTCGCCCATCCAACCGTCGTCGGAACCATCCTCAGCGATCCATGCCTCGGACAGAATCGTGGGGTTGAGCTCAGTCACTATGGCGGCATGACCCCGACCCCCCGAAGCGGCCTCGGACAGGACAATATCGCCGATCTCGAATCCGCCATCGGGCTCGTTGCCGGTCCAGGAGTCAGAGATGTCGGCGAAGTTGCGCCGAAGGCATTCGTCCCGAAGCGACCCGGTCCAGGTCGACCGGGGGAAATAGCCCGCCGTGAAGGGCTCGCCCCACTCGTGGTGAGCCGCGAGGTTGTAGCAGCCTGCGACGAGAGCCGAGCAGTCGGCATTGGCGGGCGGATTGATGAGCCAGCCGTCCCAATCGGACCGATCGTAGAAAGTCCAGCGATCTGGCTGCGAGTAACCGACATCTGCGACGTCGGCGTAGTACCTGGCGCAGGATGCTGCGTATTGAGATACAGTCATTTTGACCTTTTCAGCCGTTAGAGTTCTCGATGGGCGCGAAGACCGTTGGGACGATCCTATTGCCCTCTGCCTTGATCCACATGACTACCGTGTTGTTGGGGCGAACCTCGATAGTGGAGCCGTCAATGGTTCCGTCGCCCTTCGGAAGCGGGAAACAGGTTCGGGTCTTCACTTGGAACTCCGCCGGGATGTCTGCGAGCCGACGTTCGGTGTTGATTGGGCCGCTGAAGTTGGCCCCCTGCCAGCCGTCGCCCTTGATTCGGATGTAGACTGTTCCAGCCATAACCCGATACTGGTAAGATCCCGCGCCTTCGCCACTTGTGATCTCCTTCCAGCCAGTGTCGAACGTCCCGTAGCCAGCAGCGGCCCGGTTGTTGAACCAGACAACCTTCTCGGGCATGGACTCCGTGAGGTCGATCATCTTCTGGTCCGAGGAACCATCCTTGCGGACGACCCGAACCAGGGCCTTGGATCCCTCGTAGAAGGGGACGTCCAGCTCAAACTCGGGATTCGCTCCCAGGGTGATCGAGGCGTCGGTAACTCCATTGGTGGGGGAGATGTAGACGGTACTAAACGGACTGGCCTCTCCCCGAACTTTGCCGTGGAGAAGAGGAGTGACACCAGGCATACTAACCTCTTGACTTGTACTTGGCCCGTCTCGCCGCGTTCAGAGCCTGATTCTGTCGAAGCGTGGCGGCGGTCGACATCTTCTTGTCGGGTTGGTTCTTGACATTGCACACTCGAATGAGTGTGAGAAGTCGATGAAGGTGCCAGTGCTGGCACTCGAACGGAATCTGGAGAGCGACCATCCAATAGTAGACCAGCTCCGACGTGATAACGTTGCGAGCAGGGCTCGAACCCTCAGACTCCACGAATGTGGTTGCCGTCATCGAGTCCTCGATGTACTCTCGGATCCGTTTCACGTTGTCCATGGACAAGTGCGAGTAGACGACGGGGTCGACGTCATTCAGAGTCATGCACTTGATGTAGTCCACGACCTGCTCTTCGGTGAGCTTCTCGTTGCCGATGTACGGGATGTGCCATTTGGACTCCCATTTTGACAGAGCGACGAGGCTGTGCTCCAACTCGAGGTCACCCTCGAATCCGTTGATGAACTCGTTGCGATCCTCGTCGTAGAGCTCATCCCCGACGACGTGAATCGTCAGCATTCGTTCCTCCCTGGAGTCACCACGGACCCCGGAGCGCATCACGGGGTCCGTGGGAGTTGTCAGCCAGCAGCCTTGACGGCGGCGATGACCTCGTCAGGAGTCGGGAGCTTGGCGTCGTTAGCGCCGTCGCCCCAGATCAGCTTCTCGATGGCGGTCATGCCGTTCTTGCCGATGACGCTGGAGTCGAGGGTAACGACACAGGTCGGCTTGTGGTCGGTGACGTTCACCGGGGTACCCTTGAAGGACCACGAGAAGGTGATCGCCTCAGGGGAGTCGTTGATCGTGCCGTAAGACCGCTCCGAGGGGGAGGCGGCCAGACCGTACAGAAGGTGTAGCTTGTAGCCGTAGTTGTTCTTCTGCTGGTCGTTACCCTTAATGGTGCGGTAGGCCAGCCCGAAGGAGGAACGCTCCTGCTGACCAATGACGACCTTGTCGACAATAGCCGAGCCGTCACACTGGAGCCACTCGTCCGGGTAGGTGTAGGCCTCGATCTTGCCCTCGAACGTCTCCGCCGAGGTCAGAGAGAGGTACTTGATGTTGTCCGCGTACAGGTCGGTCTGCTCCGCACCAGACGGGGTCTCCGTCACGTTGGTGAGACCCGACCAGGCAACGCCCTTACTGTAAGCGCCAGTGGCGGGGTTGACGGGGAAGAGGACCCCACGGTCCACGCCAGTCTCATAGAACTTCTTGCCCGTCTCGTCCCATGTGAGGACTGCCATCTATACTCCTTGGTAGATGTTGAACACGTCGTGATGAAGGTTGTGCGAGACGAAGTGCCTCTCGAAGGTGGACATAGGCATGTCTGCCAGGACGTCTAGCACCGGCTCGTCGGGATTCCTGCTGATGAGGGTAACCGAATAACGCGGTGTATACATCCAGTTGGCGTTGTCCCCGAACTTCGAGTCGGCTCGACTCCGTTCGTACACGATGCACGGGTAGGTGAGTTGGACGGACTCCGGGGGTTGGAAGTAGACGTTCCTAGAGCCCAGCGCTTCGACGAGTTTATTGTGGAACTCAAGGCGTTGGGCCATTGTACACCTCTCCGAGGTTGAGGATGAGACGGGGGCGGCGGACCTCCACGTTAGTGACGACCCAGCGCGCCCCCATCCACCTCACATACTTGATGGCGAAGAAGTTCTCCTCGGCGTAGGAGTCGGCCACGATGGAGATCTCGTTGTTGAGTCGGAGATTCTGGAGAACCTTCGGCTCGCTGTCGTACTGCTTCTGGGAACGGTTCACGTCCCCGTAGTACTCCCTCTCCGTGATCTTGTCCTCGAACACTCCCGGCGTTGTCTCGACGGCGTGCCCGTAACCTATGCTTCCGAAGAATCTTGCCATTTTGACCGGATCAGGCCGTAGCCTTCTCGATGACGATCGCGGACTTGTACTTCGTCAGCGAGCCCGAGCAACGAGCCTCCAGCAGGTACTTCTGCTGGTTGAAGTCGATGTCGAACTGCTCGAAGAAGGAGGTCTCGCCACCCTTGTCAGCACCCAGGGTGTAGTCCTGCATGTTGACGATGATGCCGAGCAGGTTCTGGGTCTTGCCCCCGACCTCGCGCTTGGCGCCCTCCATGACCTCAACCTCGATGACATCCGAGACGTTCAGGGCGTTAGCAACGGCCTGCTTGGTCTCGTAGATGTAGCGCTGGTTAATGTCCTTGATCTCGAGCATGTCGCACACGAACGCGTTCGTGGTGAACAGGACTGGCATGCCGGAGCCCTTGTAGAACTTCCGGGACCGACGAACGACGTCGATGATGTCTGGAGTCTTGGCGTCCTTGTCGATCAGGACCTTGTGGGAGAACAGCTCGTCATCCTTCCAGATAGGACGGATGTTGGTCTCCTTGATCTTGTCGGGGTTAGACACCTCACGGCCGTCACCAATCAGGACGGCGCGTGCGAGCTCCTCCTCGAGGGCCAGGCGAAGGTTCTGCTGCATCCAGGCAACGACGTTGAACGTGGTGATATCGAGGACATCGTCACGGTCAATCTTCGTCTTGTTGTAAACGGTCGTCGGCTCGGTCTTCCGGTTGGCGACCTCGTAGACGACGTCCTTCTTGCGGCTGGCCTTGACGTAGCCCTTGGCCCGCAGGTCGTCAGCGGTCAGGTTGGACCACTGAGTCTTGACCCGGGAGAAGGGCGAGTGCTTGGCCCCCTGGAGAACCTTGGAAACCCAAGAGTTCTCGCGCATGATGCGCTGGGGCTCCGGGTCCAGGTTGGTGG